CTGTACAAATAACAATTGATTAAATTTTGGCTGCTATTAATAATATTATTTCCTGTCAAAACCCTTGCAAATCCAGTAGTCCCTACCTTCCGAACAGGATCTTCAAGCACAAATTCTCAGAGCCAATCTGTGGTGACAGAAAATATAGTAAGCCACCAGTTCCGTACAGGCTACACTCTGAGTGTATCAGGGTCAAACATAGAGAGTGCAGATGTTAATGGTTATATTAATTCAATACCTACGGCACAAGCTACGCAAACAGTTAATGGGGTTAACTTTTCATACACAAGTCCTACGTTGGAAGGTGTACCTAGATGGAAAATAGTAAACGAGTCTCAGCCATTCAGTTTGGTAGAGTCAGTAATTTCTCCCGGCCTAGACACAATAACTACAATAAACCGCACCATAAATACAACAACTACCACCACCGTAGAAACTACGTTTGGGCAATAATTTTATTATGTTTATGCCCCTCCAAAACCCTTGCTAACACTACAATTTCATCGCCATCTAGCCAAGCCCAAGGGGTTATCAATAACAATGCTACCCAAATCCTTCCAAATTCTAGCCCCCAGTTTAGGATGTCACAGGGGATTGTATGCAGTTCACCTAGTCTTACCATTACACCCTATGTAGTGGATTCATGGAGCTTTAACAGGCCAATAGAGCAATATACATATCAAGACGTATACAACGAGGATACAGGGGCAGTAAAGTACACTACAAAAACACCAAGGTTTGAGAAAGATAATTACAATTTAAACTACGGTATATCAGCACAGTTTAGTATTCCGCTTGGTAAAGCACCTGCACTATGTCACCAAGCTACAGAAGTAAATATTAAAAATCAAAAATTATTATATGAAAAAGGAAAATTAGAATTGGCCTTGTTTAGGTTAAAGGTATGTGGTGAACAAGCTAAGTTGGGAGTACAATTCACAGGCAAGTATGCATCTATATGCGAAGGCATTGCAGTTACTGTCCCCCCTGGTCAGGTGATCCCTCACTCTCATTCTTTGAAACCTTAGATTTACTTAAACGTTTTATAAGTTGCTTTGTTAGGGGTTTTATAGCATTTAAAATAAGAGGAGTACTCGCAGCGATACTAGCAACAAAAAAAGTAGAGACAGCCATACTAGGCGTAGGTAAGTACTGGTCGATGAATTGTACGTCTTCATAAACAGTAGTGCACGAACCGTCCCTTTCTCTAACATAATTCTTAATCCGCTCCAATCTCTTATCGTTAACAAAACTTCCTATTCTGGGAGCATTGTCTGGAGGACAAGGTTTGTATTCATCTTCCTTCTTTTTGTCTTTTGGTATTTCAGTTTTAGGTGGTTCACTAGTTGGCATCTCACTATCGTTAGCAAGATTAGGCATCTCTTCTGTGATTGTTAATTGATCTGGTACATAATTTAATGGGTTAAAACTAGGGTACGGACAATTACTAATTACACCATTAGGATCTTCTATTATTAAATTTCTATTGCCTGTATTTTTAGTATCTCTGTGGTAATAAGTGCAACCTATTACTTGTACATTTGAATGGCTATAATCAGGCACATAGGTATATGGGATATGAACATCAGGTATATGTATCTCAGGTATTTCCAATTATTTTTTTGGAAGTGTTGGCAAAGCAAAAGATGAGCCAGTTGTTTTTGGTAATGCGTTATCCATAACATTAGGTAATAAACCTTTAACTTCGCCAAGTATTTGATTCATAATTTTAGCTTTAAATTGTTCGCTGCTTACATATTTGTATGTAAAAAAACCACCGCCTAATATTCCCAAAGTAAGGATTGTGGATACGATAGTTAAAGCATCAAGAATTTTTCTCATGATTAAAGAGTCAATAATACGAGCTTGCTCAATGATGAGCTTAGTCGTTTTGCTTCTTATTGTAGCTATTTCTCCTCTCTACGTCACTATGGGCTTAATGACTAGGCAGCTACAAGAAAAAATTAAGTAGCTTGCTCTGGTGCAGGTGCTGTATCTGGTATCACAACTTCTGCTGCTTTTCTATCATCTAGGATTGCTTGTATTTGTGTAAACCTGTGCTTCATTTGTTCAACTACTTTTTGTGCATCATTATGCTTTTGCACCACCTGTGCTAATTCTTCTTGTAGTTGTTGGTCTGTTGGTCTAGTCATAAAAAAATATATGTTATCTAATATTACTAAGCAGCTTCTAATGCTGCAACTTTGGTTTCTAATACTTCAATTTTAGCAATAGCTTCCTTTAATGCAGCGGTTAATAATGGAACAAGTTTAGCTTGATCTATTCCTTGATACTTAGGTTCAGTCGTTGAATATTCTTTAAAATCACCAACTTTTTTACCCTCTGGCAATACATCCCCTTCTTGATAGAATATAGATTGCATCTCATCTTTAGTTCCAACTACGGATTCTGGAACTACAGCTTGTGCTTCATGGGCAAAGAATCCGTCTACTTTATCGCCTGTGGTTTTCCACTCAAATCTATAAGGTTTTAATTGTTTTAATCTAGTAATACCATCTGATATTGAAGCTTCATTCTGCTTTAATCTATAGTCTGAGTTTGTAACATAAGAAGTTGTATGATTTGATCCATTAGATGTAATCTGTCCACAGTATGTTCCTCCTCCGTCTTTAAACTGAATCATCCCATGATTAGAATTATTTGTACCAGAAGTTTGAAATACTGCAACGTCACCAGAATTATTAAATTGAACATATTGAGTACCTGCACCTGTCCAAGATAGATTTCCATTGCTGCTCAAACGAAAACGTTCTATTGGGGTTGACCCCGGCCCAATTCCAGAAGGTTTTGTATAAAATACTAAACGTGTTGCACTTGTTGAACCACTTTGATTTTCTTCAGCAAACGCCTCGATTGATGCACCACCAGTTGTTGTACTTTGTGATCCTAGCCCCGGATGAAAAGCAATAGCTCCCAGACGTTCATTATTATTTGCAGCAGCACCAGTATTTCTTGATAAATTTATACTATGACCATTTGCATCAACAATATTTAACCTAGCTAATCCTAAATTACTAGGATTTGAACCTTGTTGTAATCTTCCATTTGAATCTATACGCAAACGTTCTGCTAAATCAGAACCCTCTGTGTAAAAAGTTAAAAAACTATTTCCACCAGCACTTTGTAAACGAGCTTCTCCATCACTTCCACCACCTTGAATTATTAGTCCTCCATTGTTACCTGAGTCAGAATTGTAAAATGTTGCTATTCTTCCACCACTTGAATGGGTTGTTTGAACATCAAGCCTGTCTGATGGAGAACTTTTTCCTATACCTACGTTTCCAGACAAATAAGCTTGACCATTTGGTTTTATGTAAGCAGTTTCATTATTACTAGAATCAACACCTTTCAACCAAGGGTCAGCACTATCTGTCGCATTTATAATTCTATCTACTGTTACAACGGCATCAAGTGTTAAATTACTACCATCAAAAATTAATTTAGACTCACCATTTAAAGTATTAGCAGAACCAGAGCCAGTAATAATTCTATTATCTGCGTTGTTATTTATTGTTGTACCAGCAGGGATGCTTACTGTTTCAAAGCTAGGATCTGCTCCGTTGTTTGCTCTAAGAAATTTACCATCATTATTACTATCTCCATGCAATAATTTAGCTAGTGTTATAGCTTCATCTTTTATAGCAGGTGTAGATACTTTAGTTAATGCCATAATCAGTTAGGTTTTGTAGGCCATGTAGGTTTTGAAGGGTCAGACGTATTAGCAGGTAAGTCTCTTAATGCTTGCCTGTATGCTTTCATTTCTTCAGTCATTGTTCTATCAGATAATCCATATACATCAGTTTCTCTTAGTTTCATATTTCTTGTAGATCTTAATGAATCCCAAAAAATCTCGACAGGTTGTACTTCATCAGGTACTTCATAATTTTTTATTTCGTTAGTTTGTATGTTGTGTTCAGAAATTTTCATAATTTATACTAAATAATCTAAAATGTAAGAGCCTTGAGAAAAGTTGCCGGCTGTAGCATACATAGCAACTCTATCTAAATCATTAGTACCTAAAGGTACAAAACCTCTACCTTCATACATTATTCTATGACTACTCCAATACCCTCCATTTGATTCAAAAACAGAATTATTATACATCCAGTTTTTGTTACTACTAGTAGATTTTATTTTTTCTAATTCAATAAATCCATTCCAAATATATGTCGAAGAATCCCAGTTAGTTGTACTAATACCTATCCTGTCATTTAAAGCAGAACCAGTACTGTCTGTATTACTATAATAATGATAATTTGAATTACCTAGATAAACTTGATTAGCTTCTATACCTCCAGAATGTCCTACTCTTAAATAAAAATAACCATTACCGCTTGTTCTCATGTCATAAAATTTTATTCGTACCCTAGTAGCAGTAGAAGGTATGCCAGATATAACATGACCACTTGCGTTAGTAGGAAAATTTGCTTCTGTTCCTTTTGTCCATGCACCTTGTCCTAAAAAGGCCATTATGATACCTCCGTTAAATTAAATTTGTACTTTTTACCATTGCGTTTGTTCACTAAGAAAAGATCTTCTGCTCCTTCCTGTATTGTAAAACTTCCCCATGTTCCGTCAACATCATTAGCACCACCTTCGTTAGATAAATTAAGGTCATTAGTGTAGATGTTTCTCCAACGTAGTGATGACGAACCTAAGTCATTATTGTTATTAACATTAGGTATTAATGCACCATATACATTTCCAGAAATCGTAAAATGGTTTGTATAAACATTTCTCCAACGTAATGATGATTGACCTATATCGTATGAATTATCACTTAAAGGTCTAAACATACCATTTGTAAACTGATATTTATTTGTACCTTCTGTCCAAACATTTACATTTTGTACATTAGTAGTAGCTTTTATATTCATACTTGTACCATCAAAGTACAATTCAACATCATTTCCAGTTCCAAACCGAGCTTTATCGTTATCAGCAAAGTCAATATTGTTACCATTACTTTGTAAGTCACCGCCTAGCTGTGGTGATGTGTCATTTACCAAATCAGTAACAACTGTAGTCCATGCACCGTCACCTCTCAAAAAGTTTGTATTATTTGGCGTGCCAGATGTAGCAAGTTTTGATAAGGCTATTGCTGCACTCGCATTAATATCAGCATTGATTATATCTAAATTTGCAAGCTTAGATTTAGCTATAGCTGCACTTGGGTTTATGTCATCGTTAACAATAGATTCATTTACTATATGTGCCGAAGTAACTGTGTTGTTGCTTGGAGTTCCAATACTTACAGAAGCACCAATAGTAACAATAAAATAATCAGCACCATTAGGAGGGGCAGCACTAAATACTATATTTGCACCATCTAAAGCAAAACCTTCACTAGGTTGCCCTGTACCAGAATTAGGTTTTTGTACAACTCCATTAATACTAACCAACATTTGTTGAGCAAACTGACCTGCATTGCTTAACGTAAACTTATAAGCAGATCCGTTAAATGTTGCACTATTACCACCAGTACCACTAAAACTGCTAATAGTATTTATAAAGAAATTACCAATTGATTGTGTTTCTTCCCAGGCATTAGTATTACCGTTATAAACTAAAAGTTTTCCACTTCCTTGGTTATAAAATAAATCACCTGCGTCATTGTTAGATGATGGATTATTACCAGTATTATCTGTTCTATATCTAGCTGCAAAAGCATTAACACCACTTAAATTTGCTGCAACAGTATTAACATTTGCAATGCTGCCACCTACGTTATTAACGTTAGAAATTGCACCACCGACAGTATTAATATTAGATGCATTACCTGCAACGGCATTAATGTTTGATATCGCACCTGCGACTGTATTTACGTTTGCAATATTATTTCCAACATTATCAACATTTGTTATAGCATTTGCAACTGTATCTATTTCTGAAGTAGCTTCATTTAAATCATTAGCAGCAGTAACAACTGCGTTAATATTATTAGCTACTGTCTGTAATTTGTTGTTGTTTATTTCTGCTGCGACTGTGTTTACGTTAGCTATAGCACCGCCTACAGCGTTAACGTTTGCTATAGATCCACCTACATTATTAACGTTAGTAATTGCTCCGGCTACTGTATTTGTATTAGTAAGATCAGAACCACTTATAGTAACTTCTAGCCATGTAGTATTGCCAAGGTCATAAACCCTCATTCGATTTACAGTCGTATTAAAATATAACGCTCCATCTATTAATGCATTACCGTCATTATCTAGTGTAGGGTTACTAGATTTAGCACCTAAATATCTATCATCAAAAGAATCTAATGCAGTTTCTGCTGCTGTCTTAGCTGTTTCCGCAGCCGTCTTAGCTGTCTCTGCTGCTGTCTTTGCAGTATCTGCTTGAGTAGCTTTTGTTGTTGCAGTTGATGCAGAGCTTGCAGCATTTGTTTCAGATGTCGCTGCTGCTGTAGCACTATTAGCTGCTGCCGTTGCAGAATTTGCAGATGCTGTTGCTGACGATGCTGCGTTGTTAGATGCCGTAGTAGCTGATGCTGCGTCTACAATTAAATCCCAATTTGCAGAGTTAGTATTAGTTGTTAAAGGTTGTGATCCAGATGATGTATGTGCTGTATTACAAAAGAAAATATTATTAGTTGACGTATCTTTAACAAGATCTCTTACAGCATATGCAGTACTGGCAGCCCAGTTTCCACGATATGTTCCCAGTTCTTTTAATACTTCAAACTCACCTAGATTATCAAAACCTAAAACTCTGTTTTTACGAGCGTTAGCATTTTCTGTGATTTCTAAACTACCAATAGTATTGGTTAATGAAAATTTAATAGATCTATCTAATTCGTCTTGTTGTTGTTGATGCAATACAATTGCTTTGTCTAATGCATCGTTAATAACTTCTGGAAAAAATCCACCTTGGTTTGTAAGGTC